ATACTTTCAAACATCTTGATTTTTATACAAATAAGGAAAGTATTATAGAAGGAGATATGTGTATCTTAAAAGATGTTATCCAACACTGGACAACAGAAGAAATATATGTATTTATGGATTATTTAATAGAAAGTAAAAAATTTAAATATATCTTATTGGTTAATTGTTGTGATCAAAAAATTAATAATGAATCTTGTAAAACAGGGAAACATCGCGCATTAACCTGTAATTTTTTACCATTAAAAAAATATAATGCAGTTAAAATAGATAATTATAATAGCAAAGAGATTTCTATTATTAAAATATAGTCGGTGTTTTAAATGTTCAAATGTGTAAAATTTTCAATAGATGCTATATCATTAACAGTTTAATATTATCAGATAATAACATTAAAGCAGGAATAAAACTTCCAACACTAAATATAATGTTTGTTGTTCCTAATATCATTCTAATATCTTTTCTAAACTATTTTTTGATAAACAGCATTTTTATATATTTTTAATAATACATTTATAAATGGATTTATAGTATCTTCGCATATAATATAAATTTTTTCATATTTATTAATTTCTTTCACATAATATGATAATGGTGGAAATACATAAACTAGATGTGTTTTTGATTAAAATATATCACCACTTCTAATATTGAGTTTATACATTAAAGCTATATCTATAATATTAGATAGTTATTTTATATTATTACCTAATCTACCATACCATTTATTAAGTATTATCATATTATTAAAGATTATAATATTTATTATATTATTAAAGATTATAATATTTATTATATAATGTGAATTAAATTTCTAATTTAATTAAAAAATGAGTTTAGTTAAAATACTTTTAGATGATGTTATGAATTCTTTAAAAAAATTAATTAAAGAAACAATTATAATATGTTTTGCAGGAGTAATGAATAGATCTATTCATATTACATATCATAATATTATTGAACATATATTAGAACCGGTATCTTTGAAATATAATTATGATATTTATGTATTTAATAATAATATTGAAAATGCTATTATTGATGGTGTTCAAATTTCAAATAATAATATTAAATGTTTTAAGAACATTACTTTTTTTGAAGAAGAAACACAAACTGTTATAGATAATAATATAAAAAAAAATAATTTAAAAAATCCATATTTAGATTATTACAAAAATTCTATAGCAGCACAAAATTGTGTAAGACAACTTTATTGTGAAAATAAAGTTGCACAGTTTTTGAAAAAAACTAATTATAAAAAAGCTATTTTTATAACCCCCGATTTTTATTTTTTTCATAAACTTAATATTAATTCAATTAATTTTGATAACAATAGTATTTATATTTCAAATAATAATGATGCATGTGGATATACAAATGGTTTTTATATTGGAAATACAAATTTATTAATTAAAATTATGGAAAGGTATTCTTATTTACCTAAATTAATTAAAGATTATGAATATGGTGTTAAATATGCTTGTAATATTAATAACATTACAAGATCAGTATTAAATATTAATTTTGCAAAAATACGAGCAAATAAAAGAATATGGAAACCTTCAAATAAAAAATTACCTATTGATAATTATTTACTTAATTTACACATTGTGTAAAACACAGTACATTAGATTTCTTGGATAATAATAAACAATACAGAAACCTTCTAATGAAAAAAATCTCAATATTAGTATAATATGAACGATATTCGTACAAACTCAAAAAATATTATTAATACATTACATAATTTAACTAATAAAAAAAAAGTTGCAATTGGATTTTTTGGTATAACAAGAAGTTTAAAATATACTATAGATTCAATTAAAACTAATATATTAGATGTTTTAACTAAAAATAATATCAATTATGATATATTTATGCATACATATTATTTAAATAATTATTCAAATAAAAGAGCAAAAGAATCAACAACTAATAAACTAAATAATGATGAATATAAATTATTAAATCCAAAATATTTTCAACAAGATGATCAAGATCAAATAAAAAACAAATTAAAATTAGAATTGTATAGAACACATAAAGATCCATGGAATACAAAATATGAATCTGTCGATTTTTTTATTTTAGGTTGTTATTCAAGATTTATTTTAACAGAAATGATTGGAAAAACACATATTAATTATGATTATATTTTATTCGTTAGACCGGATTGTTTATATTTAGATAAATTAGATATATCCAAATTTAATTTAATCAATAATAATACTATACTTATACCCAATTTTCATTTATATGGTAAATATAATATTAATGATCGTTTTGCTATTACAAATAATTACACATATAAAATTTATGGAAAAGTTTTTAAACAATTACTTGAATTAAGTAAAAAACAAGAATTACATTCTGAAACAATTTTAGGATTAATATTAAATAATAATAAAATTAAGTCTAGTAAAATTAATTTTAATTTTTCAAGAATAAGAATAAATGGTAAAACAACTGATATTTTTCCTAATTATAAAGAAGTATTAGAAAAATATAAATAATCTATAAAAAATTATAATAATTGAAAAGTTATAGGTGATTTATTTTTATCAAAAAATATGAATTAATAAATGATATACTTTATATTAAATGTGAAGATTCGTATATTCATTTATTAAAAAAGTAATAGTATCTATAAAACTAAATCATAAAAATTATTAGCATTATGTCCATATCCTCCACCTAATTCTAATAATTCTTTGTTCATAAAATAATTTACATTAAGATATTTGTTAATTGTTGCCATTCTAGATTGTATCTAATCATTGTAATGACCATCAAACATTTTATATAAAAATATTTTTATATGTTTATATAAATGATAATTATTATACCAATTGGTGGAAATGGTAAAAGATTTAAAAATAATGGATTTGATAATCCAAAAGCACTAATAAATGTAAATGAAAAAACTGTAATATCATACTTATTGGATAATTTAAATACTATTAATATAAAATATATATTTATTCCTTACAATATAGAATATAAAGAATATAATTTTGAAGATTTTTTGATTAAAAAATATCCTAATATTAATTTTAAGTTTTTATGTCTTAAAACTGATACAAGAGGAGCTGCAGAAACTATTAAAATTAGTTTAGAATATCTTAAAGAAGAACAAGACATACCAGCAATTTGTCTAGATTGCGATAATTTTTATTTATATGATATAATTTCAGAATGGAATGGTAAAAATTGTATTTTTTCATTTGAAGATTTAAATGAAAATCCAATATATTCTTATGTAAAATTAGATAAAGATAATATAATTGATATCAAAGAAAAAGAAAAAATATCAAATAATGCTTGTACAGGTGCTTATGGATTTAGTTCAATCAATAAACTTAAAGAATATGCAACAAAAATTGTTAATGAAAATATAACTCAAAAATCAGAGTTTTATACAAGTGGCATAATAAAAGAAATGATAATAGATGGTTATATTTTTAAAAATATTGAAATATTAAATAAAAATTATTTTTCATTAGGAACTCCTGAACTAGTAAATGAATATATTAATCCATTTATATTTGATTTAGACGGGACATTAGTAAACACTGATAATATATATTTAAAAGTATGGAATGATATTATGAAAAAATATAAGTTATCAATTGATAACAATTTTTTCAAAGTATATATACAAGGTAAAAATGATATATCATTTATTAAAGAGCTATTACCGAATATAAGTAATAAAGAAATACAAGATATTAGCAATATAAAAGATAAATTATTTGTTGAATATTTAAGTATATATAATAACGATATATTAATAGATGGTGTATATAAATTTATAAATAAAAATAAAAACAGAAAATTATGCATAGTTACAAGTTCTAATAAAAAATCAGCAGAATATATTTTAGAATATACTAAAATATCAAATTATATTCAATTTATAATAGCTTCCGAAGATTGCAGTAAACATAAACCTGATAAAGAACCATATGAAAAAGCAGTAAGTATTTTAAATTGTAATAAAGATCAATGTATTATATTTGAAGATAGTTATTCTGGATATAAAAGTGCTATATCATTGGGTGAAACAAAAATTTGTTTAATAGTTAATGATAATTCATCAGAATATATATTAAAATTAAACAATTATAAAATAAAAAATTATAATGATTTTGATATAAATAACATACATTTATTAGAAAAAGGTAATATTATTTTAAATAAGATAAAACAAGAATTAGATTATCTATGTTGTAAAAACATAGTATTTAATGATGATAATTTAAAAACAGGTTATATTTGCGATATTAAGTCAATAAATTTAATTTTTAATGATAAAACAGAACATATAATTGCAAAAATAGAGAATGATAGTAATGAATTAGCTTATGTTGCTAAAAAAATCAATTTATATGAAAATGAACAATATTTTTACAAAAATCTATCAAAAATAGTTAATATACCAATACCTAAGTATTTGACAAGTTTTGCAATTGATAGTAAAAATGTTATTTTATTAAAAAATTTAAATTATTATAGTGGATGTTTTAATCTTGATTTAAATGATAATATAGATGTTATTTTATTAATTATTAAACATATATCAGATTTACATTATAGATTTTACTTTAAAACAGAAGATGAAATTATAAATGATATGAAATCATTGTTTAAGATAAATGAAATTAAATATTATGAAGAATTAATTAATTCACGATTTAATAATTTTATCAATAATAATAAATATTTTTTAACGGAAAAAGATAAATTAATATTAAATAATATTTTTAATAGATTCAATAAATTAATTAATTTAGCAGGTCAATTTCCTTTAAACTTTTGTCACGGTGATTTAAAATCTCCAAATATATTTTATAAAAATATAAATAATGTAATTAAACCTATTTTTCTTGATTGGCAATATATTCATTTAAATAAAGGTATAAGTGACATTACATTTCTTTTGATTGAAAGTATAGATTTTGATGAAAATAAAATTGATATAATACTTAAATATTATTTTTATAGATCTAAATATTATACAACAATAAACGAATTATTATTCGATTTCAAAGTATCATTATGTATTTTTCCTTTCTTTGTAATGATATGGTTTGGAAGTGAAAATAGAGAATTATTAATAGATAAAATATTTCCTATCCAATTTATGAAAAAAGTTTTGAAGTATTATGATAAATATTTAGACGAGGATTTTTTTAATAATATTGACAATTAGTACTTTCTATCAGAATATAAAGTATATGTTAAGTTAATTTTATTTATTTTTATAGAATTTAGAAGTAAATTATATAATGTTAATGTTTCCGGATGAAT